CGGCGAGCCGGAATAGTTGGGAACCAGGCCGCTCACCACAGAGAGCGGAATGCCGGCGCCACCGATTCGAGGAAATGCCATCTGACTAGCTCCCTTGCCACTTTATCCAACCTAAGTCATTGATATCATTAGAAGGCTCCACCCGTTATTCCCCCGACCCTCATGTTTGCAATTGGCTTTGTGCAACACAAATCGAATGCGACAATAACCACCCCAATGTTGGCAATCTGTAAGTTGGGAATCGCAGAATAGAAGCCCGAAAATGCGAACGGGGCGTCCTCGCTCAAATACAGCGCCAGGTATCTGCTGTTCAGCAAATACGCCGTCCCTTTCGGGCACCATGGGTCCATGAAGATCGGCGTGTCGGCCAGCATCAGCCCGCGGAAGCCGGCATTGACGATATCGTTGGCGCCGTAACGCGAACCGGGGCCGGTGTTGAACTGCTCGAGCGACATGAAGTCGCTCATCAACGTGGTCCAATCGGACGGGCTCATCACCACGAAATCGGGGGCCTCACCGCCACCACCGATCGAGCCACCCTGCACACCGGTCGTGCACTGCACGATGTATTTGATGAAGGCGGTGCGGGTGAGCACGTTGCCGGCAGAGCTGATCACCTGCGCCTGCCAGAACGCGCCGGAGGCGCCGGTGCGCGAGATGCCGCCGTAGGCCGCCACGGTCGTTCCATCGTCCACCGCTTGGAACAGCGAATCCACTTGCGTCGGCGCGGCGGCGTTGTTGCTGAACGCGGCCGATGAGATCGCCTGCACCGCCACCGTCTTGGCGTCGGCCATTCGCGCCTTCAACAGCGGAATCACCACCTCGCTCGATTGGATCAGCGCCTCCATGCCCATAAACGGAATCGGCACCACGCCCAATTTCAAATTGAACTCGGCGTTCTGAATTGCCGCCACGTCAGCCGGCTGCGGGAACGTGCCGCTGTAATCCGACCAGCTGAACGAGACGAACGAGCTGTTCTGCACCGGCACGGTGACTTGGCTCACCCCGCCCTTGGCGCGCTGCGCGTTGCGCAACAGCAGCGATAAGAGCGGCGTCGCCTTGTAAATTTGAACTACCAGCCGCGGCACAAAAGCACGGCGGGTGACGGCGACAAGCTGATTACCGATAGCGCCGCCGGGGACGATGCCGACATTCAATTGGGGCATTAGCGTGCCTCCCTTTTACGATCAAAGGGGGCGAGCTGCGGCGGCAGTCACCCTGCGGGTCAAGAGTTACTGGGTTTCTGCAAAAGCCTTTCGCGCTTCACGTTCGGCCCAAGCATCCTCGTTCTCGAACAGAAGCTTGGTATCGTCGTCGGCCGGCGGCGCACCGAAGCCCCACGTCGTGGGGGCAAACCCCGACGGGATGATGTCGGCCGGCTTGTTGGTCTTGTCGAACAACGCGGCCCCGGCCTCGGGATCGGCAATCTTTTTCTCCACCATCAATTTCTGGATGGCGGTGATGCCTTCCTCGGTGTACCCGGCGCTCCTGAGCCGATCGAACGCGGCGCGCATCTCGTTGTCCTGCTCGCGCTTTTCCTGCGCCTCGAGAAACTTGTCGAACTTGGACTCGAGCGAAGCCAACCGCTTGACCTCCGGCGCCTCCGCCAGGCGGTCCTCGTCGGTCACCGTGTCGGGATAAACCTCCTTGACCGCGCGCTGATAATTGCGCCGCGCTTTCGGGTTGCTGTTCATTTTTTCCAACAGGTCGCGCGCAGTGCGCAGCGCCTTGTATTCCTGCTCGTCTACTTCGAGTGTCGGCATTTATTTCACACGTGCTTGATAGTCATTTCGGGCGCGTTCGGCGCGTTGTGCACGCTGCCCGGCGTGCCTGGCGTGGTGCCGGTCGGCATCACCGAGCGCCGCGCGCCGATCTCGACGATGTCCATGTTCACCTTGATGATCTGCGGATCGTTGGTGATCAGCTGATTGTAGTTGGGGCCGGGAAAGCGATTGCTTGCCATTGCATTTGCTCCTTTGCTTAAGCCGCGGGCATCGGCGGGGTGGCGCCGGGAGGCCCACCCGAGGGTGCGGGTGTTGGACCTCCCGACGACGATGCACCTGCTCCGCCGAGCGAGCGCATCAGTGATTGCATCATTCCGCTCTGCTGCGCGTCCTGCATGCGGTCGCGCAAAAACGTCTGCTGCACACCCGGCACTCCGGCCGAGGGCGTGACGTATTTGGAAATTGCCTGGATGGCGTTGAGCACCGCCTTGTGCGGGTCCGACCCGATGGTCAGATTGACCACCGCCTTCTGCAGCTGATCGACCGCATCACGCACCTGCGCCAGCGCGTGCGCTTCCTGGCCGGGCGATCCGGTCGGAGCGCCGACAGGCGAAGCACCCATCGGCACCCGGCCGGTTAATGCGGGAGGCAGACTTGGCAGCGGCATGATTGCTCATGCCGGAGGCAAACAGGAAAGCTAGCTTACTTCCTGCGCCCGCGGCGGTGCTTGCGACGACGAGCCATGGTGAGAGACTCCATAATGAGCTGCGCGGCTCTAGCCGGAACGACAGCTCGGGGCAGCACCCTCGGGACGTTAGCGCTTGCCGCGGCCCTTGCTCAGCAACTCGGGATGCTGTTGCAGCATCTGCTGTTGGGCTTTGACGCGCGCTTCCGCACGCTCAATCAAAATATCCATATGCGGCGGGCGGGTCAACATAAGTAATTCCACCGGCCCGATCGCCTGCGCCTTCGCCAACAGGAACGCCTTGCGCTCCAAATCCTCGCTAAACACCGGCGACCCGGAATGCGAATCGACGCTCACCCGATAGTCGTCCGGCATTTGCTCGAGCATAAACTCCTCGCCCAGTTTGCTCTTAAACACGCTGCCGATCTTTTTCTGCAGCAGCTTGAAGCAGAAATCGCCGTGCACCGCCGCCTGGCGCTCCACTAACAGCGCACGATCGCGGATGCGCGGGCTACCCGTACGCAGCAATGTTTGCGCGTGCGAGCCGGCGCGTACCCCCGGCTCACCCTGCCCCATCATCAGCGGCTGAAAACCGCCGGCCTCGTCGAACCAACCCAGAATCTTCTCGATCTGCTGGAACAGCTCGGGCGGCACCTCGGGCGCTAACCGCTCGATCTTGGCGTTCGGCTGATCCTCGCTGATCCACCCGTTCGGCACGTTAAGCGCCTTCCACTTCTGCTCGGTCAAACCCTGAAACCCAATAAACGCTTTTGGCGGGCGCGCCTGCAGCTTGGTGATCATGCGCACGTCCTCGACCGCGCCGTTGAGCATGTCCTGCAACGCCGCCAAGGTGGTGATTTCGCTTACGCCCCAGAAATACCCGTCGATCCGGTTGGGACAGACCTCGATGAACGGCTGCTCGCCCGCCACACCGGACAGGTTGCGATGGCGCAGATTGCCCTCCAGCACGATGTCGGGGTCGATCACCCGGATGGTCGTCCAGTCGTCACGGTCGCTGTCCACCACCCACAGCTCGTCGATGCAGATCAATTCCCGCGCCACCTTGGGATCCAGCGCCGGCGTCGGTGGGGTCGAAAACAGCACCGTGGACTTCGAGGTCGCCGCCTGGTTGACCTGCACCGGGTTGATGCCGCCGATGATCAGCTGGCGCAGCGCGTCGCCTTGCAGGTCGAGCTCCTCCTGCCGGTTCGACTTCTGCGCCTTGGCCAGCTCGCGCAATATGCGCTCGCGCTGCGGATGATCGGTGAGCTGCCGCTCCAGCTCGGTCGGCGTGACATACGTCGTGTGAGTGAACGCCTCCTGGCGATCGAGCCCATCGATGTCCTCGCGCAACACACCGAAAAATTGCGGATGGATCAACCACGGTTCCAAACCGTCGTGGCCCCACACCGTTTTCAAAAACGTCTTGCCCTCGACCAGCGCCCAGTGCACGGCATCGGCAAAATCCAGGTCGCAGCCGGCGCGATGATAGTCGCGGTTGAGCACCCGGCTCGCCGCCAGCATGCGCTCCTGCCACGGCTCGCCCAGGCTGTCATGCGTGATCGAAAAGCGCACGTCGTCGGCCGAGAACAGAAAGCTGGCCAGCCGATCGATATGCGAGAATATCTTGTTGTAGCGCGCGGGGTCGCCGGCGTCGGTGCCGCGGTAATACAGCGCCCGCCAGGTCGAGAGCTGGCTAATACGGTCGGGCCGCGACACCGCGCACTGGTCGATCAGCTCGCGCGCCCACTCGCCCAGATGTCTCTGTGGTACTTTCACGCATAGGCCTTGTCTCTCGCTCGGCGAAACAAGAAAGACAAACCTATTTGCGCACTTTGATGGTCCGCCCGGTATCAGTCAAGAAACGATAGTCCAACGCCGCACGGCCTTCCTTGCCGGCCTTGGTCAGCAAGTCCATGTTGCGCGCGTGCGCCGCCCGGTTGGCTCGCACATCGGCGAGCGCCGCCTGCGCCACGTTCAACTGCTGCGGATGCGAGCCCCCCCAAAATTCCTTGACCTGCGGGACAAGGTTTTCCGGCGTGGCTGCAAGGCGAGCGGCATCGCGTTCCACCTGCTCGATCGCCTCCCTTTCAGCTGCCGGGCGCGCCGGCGCTTTATATGCGACATCACCCTCGCGCTGATTGTCGGCAAAATTTCCCAGGCCATAATCACTTTCCATGATGCGTTGTGTTACGTCCATCGCGCGCGATTTATTTGTTGTGATCGCAAATCGTTGTGGCCGCCATTCCAATACCACAGCACACGCCGGGCATTCAGGGTCAGGATCATTGCTTTCGCAGGTGACCTCAAACACCTCGTTGCACTCCTGGCACTGATATGTGCGAATTATTGGCATCTGTATCCTCGCATGTAGTCCCTGTTGCATGCGCGACTCTCCCACTATCGCCAGGCCTGCCGCTGTTGCTCGTCTACCCGCTGCTCCTCCTTGAGCTTGAAAAACGAGCTGACGATCTCGTTCATCAGCGTCGTCTGCGGATTGATCAGCGCCTGCTGTTCGTGTGCGCTCACGCTCTCGAA